TAAACACTCATCGCACGGTCGATGATGACACACAACTTGATGTCATACAGGCGCATGCAGCACAGCATAAAGCGAATACCATCAGTCTTCTCGGCCACCACATAACCCGACTTCAACTTGTACATCTCGGAGCGCTCAAGACTGACGGGGTTGGGACCAGGGAGACGGTTCCTCGGGTGGTCGTCCATTGACAAACGCTTCATCTCGGCAATCACATCAACAGATGCCTTGCCGGTGACTTTGTGGAGCTTGATGGTCGTGCCATTGACGACAATGCTGGAGCGTTCAGTGGAGATCATTGTTGTTGGTTGGTTGGTTGGTATGGAAATGCTTTTTTTAAGCTATATAGACTTTTCTTCTCCAGGGTCAAATGACACTTGTGCATGAAATGCAAGATTTGATATTCTATTATCCTGATTTCATGTTATCCTGATTTCATGTTATCCTGATTTCATGTTATCTTGATTTCATGTTATCTTGATTTCATGTTATCCTGTTGATGTATCTTGTGTATTTGATAATTGTTTACATGGGGTGATAATCAAGCATTAAACTTCGGGGGCATTTTCAGAGGCATTGTGCAGGTAGCGTTCCTCAATAAGTTCCTTCTGCAGCGGAGTGTAATTCCAAGTGGTACATTATTACAAAAAATATCTCAAGACATTTTGTAACAGTTGACAGTGACACAGAAGCCAAGAACACACAAAGTTTAGCCTGCCTTGCGCTGGGACCGTAACCTACTCTTGGCAATATTCAAGTTAATTTGCGCATTTTCAGTCTTCAGATTTATCAGTTTTTTCTCCTTTTTCAAAATGTTCATCTTGTTTTTCATACTCAATTTAAGAGTGAGCTTGGTCTCATTGTTAAATCTTTTCTTTATTTCATTTTCAGCCTTCTGAACAGCATTTCTCTCTTTCTTCAAATCTTCCATCTTCTTCTCAATACGCTTCACGCGATCGTGGGACCTGTTGAGAGCATCGAAATACTTCTTGGGAATGTCTTTCTTTTCAGCACGCGGGGAGTGTCTCACAGTCTTTGTCACGGGATGGCCGCGACCCTCACCAGGGATATGTTTTACGGATGTCAAAGGTTTTCCTGCATTGTTTGCCCATGAAACTTTCTTTGCTGGCGCCATATACTAAGAACATAGATTAAATGTCATTGGGAATCCAAGGAAGTTTGGTTGGCTTGGCGCAATCAGGGCACGCTGGAAGCTGAGTCGGTTTGGCACAACTAGGGCACGCTGGAAGCTGAGTCGGTTTTGCACAACTAGGGCACGCTGGAAGCTGGGTTGGCTTGTTGTCTTCAGGGTTGTAGATGGGCTGCATTATCTCAGGAAGTTTGCTTCCGCCATTTTTGAAGAATTTCTTGAATGCCACATAACAGACATACAGAATTACAGCCGCTAGAAGCGCCAACACAACAGGATGCTTGATTGTTTTTACAACGGTCTTCATAGAGGCATTCATTATCTATATAAATATGCAAATATTTTTTAAAGGTGTCATTTGACCCAGGAAAAGAAAAGTCTGTATAAACTAACCAAATTGATTTTACATTAAAATCAGTATGAAGTCTGCAAAGGAAGTTATGCTGGTTGACATCACAAACGGAGTTTATCAAAATGTTAAAAACATTATAGCTTCATTTACTGAAGCAAAAGAAACCGATTCGGAGCTCAGTATCATCGTAGATAATGACTATATCTTTAATATCAATATCAAGATACAAAAAGATGAACTTCTCAAAGACTTTATTAAAACATGTTATTCAAAGGATGAAAAAACTATGACCGTGTTGGAATTCGAACAAGAACTTCAAGAAATCATATCTGAGTCGAGAGTCGTATGTTGCGAACACAAAAGCCTTCAGAAAATTGAAGATGCCAAGTGTTATGAGTTGGCAAACATAGTACGACCAAAAATCAATACTATTGAGATTGGCACCCGTGTCAAAGTTGAAATATTCAAACCACAGACGTTCATAGTTGCGGAAGTCGAGAGGATGAGCATTGAACAACTGTTTTATTCCGCTTCGGTTCATTATATATTTGATGTGATGGGAGATGATGATATGTTGAGTCATGCTTTGAATGAGCGTCCTCCGATATTTGATGAATGCTATCGTACATCATCGGTGGATCGCGTCAATAAATCCTTAAAATTCATGGCCTCAAATTTTGAGAATCATGTAGATATCGACGCTTATATCAGAACGTTCAAGCGTTCGTGTGTGATGAATCTGGAGACAGAGGAGTCAAATGTTTTTCATGATGAAGTCAAGCTCATCATGACAAATGAAGCAATAGAAGATCGGAATAGATATGGAACCATGATCTCAAAGAATTTTCATGAAGAACTTCTCCCCCTTGCGTGGCATCCTTCACGGCACCAAGAGTGGTGTCTTGCTTCTGATGAAATAGAATCTTTATCGTCACAATGGAAAATCTAATTTTAATTGTGTCAATAAATGCTGAACATGTAAAGAAAAATAACTTAAACATACTTAAAAACTGTGTGAGTTATGAGTGAAGGCATTGTATTTTTTGTTGCAGAAACATACAAATCTAACATTGCCAAGATTGGCTACAGCACAGATACTAATATAAAAAAACTATACGACAACACCCAGTCCATGAGACTTCCTTCTATCATTGCTTTCTATTCAATCGATGTCGTGCGTGATGAACTTCTCATTCTAAGAAAGCTGAAGGAAAATGACCTGTTGCTTGCAAACAACATGGTCAAGAATGCAAATGACACAATTGACATTTTCACTGGGTTTTTCAAGGAGAAACTCTCAAACGAACCCCCGCAGGTAATCGACGAGACTACCAAGAGAATGATTGACAAAATGCTGGCCGACTCTGATGATGGCGAATAGAGTGTTCGTGTTTTTATGATATTTAAAATGTCTATTCCTGTAAGATAAAGATGAATATTTGCGCCGTCGATCCCGGAACCAAGAACCTTGCTCTATGTGCTATAACCCCAGAAGGAAAAGTTGTTCATTGGGATGTCATTTCTATCAGTCCGGACCCCAAGGGTATCTACGAAGGCCTGGAAAAGATAAAGTTCTCTGAATGGGTAAAGGAGTCAAGTGACGTCGTAGTAGAACGCCAACCATCAAAGAACCCTCGGGCGGTCAGAATTCAGCATTACATCGAAATGTATGCAGCAAGCAATGATGGACGCATGTATTGCATCGATCCAAAACACAAACTGAGTTACGCCTCTACCACCGAATGGTGGCCGCAGCGAGACATCACAAACTGGAACTACAACGAACGCAAGAAACTGTCTGTGGAAACCGTAAAAGAGTATTTGAAGACCACCGACCAAGACCAAGAGTTCATCGAGCTTTTTGACAAGTCCAAGAAGAAAGATGACTTGGCCGATAGTCTGCTCCATGCTCTGGCGTTCATCCACAACATCAAACCATCTCTCAAAGAAACCAGAACACCAATGGCAGTGCGCAACATCAAACCAAAGAAACCAATGGAGTCGCAAATGAAATCGGGCAAGTTTTCTCAGGCAGGTCTTAAATTCCTGGCAAAGGGACTGCTCACTTCCTTTGACGCTTTCGAAGCCAAGGTCAGTGACATCCATGGTTTCTGTACATCGGCTTCAAAACATTTCGAAACTCTTGACAATGCATACATACAATTAGGCGGTAAGCTTTAAATAATAATATTTATATAAATAAATGCGTCTGACACACATGCAACTAATCCTTGCATCTGCCCTTGCTCTGGTTATAATTTTGATTGTGCTTACAATGCTTCTCAAGAAGCCAAAGAAGGAGAACTTTAGTTTTGGAGACGTCTTCAATAAGGTAAAGGATGTTGGAAAGAAAGTCGGCAATGTCGCCAAGGACGGTTTCAACGCGGCCAAGAACGTTGTAGCACCAAACTCATATCAACCTACGTACACGAACAGAATTTTTTACAAAAATTTGTGGGCATGCCCTCCGGGAACTGTAGACGTTGGGGACGAAGCACGCCAGTGCCTTACCAGTGCGTATGGTCCTCAAATATGGCGCGCGGATGCAGGTGGCACCTGGGGTTGGTCTTGCCCCAACGGAACTTCACTTGTAAACACGGGAGATTGGAACCAAAAATGTGCAAGGGGGTTCAGTCAGCGGAAATTGATCGGAGGCACTTGGAAATGCTACGACACCGAGGTCGACACTGGAAAAACTTGGGAAAATTCTGACTACTACGCTGCTCAGCAGCAATGTGCAACTGGTGACGATGCTTCATTTACAACCAGAATATATGATGGAAAAAACTGGGTATGTCCGTCGGGATCTACAGACACAGGGTTCACGTGGAACGATGGAGCTCTTGGAAGCAAGCAATGTAAGATTTCACCTGGAAATTAATTTAGTGGTTCACGAGACCACTTGAAACCATACGCTGTTTTACGCTTTCCTAGAGCACATTCATTTATCTTAGCAATACCATTTTTCTTGTTCAAACGTCGAGCAGCAATTCCTCCTGAGTCAAAGGATTGAATGAAATTGCCTTGAAGATCATATTGATACACCTTTTTTGAATTATGAGTTTCAGTACCAGTTTTTCCATACATATTATTTTTTTCACCTTTTTTGGAGTCGCTCATTTTTTGTCTACTTTCTTCACTTGCTGTCTTACCAAGATTGGCTTCACGAAGTTTTTGCTTGGTCTCTTCACTTAGAGTCTTACCAAGATTGGCTTCACGAAGTTTTTCTTTTGTTTCTTCTGAACGTGCTTTTCCATACATATTATTTTTTTCACCTTTTTTGGAGTCGCTCATTTTTTGTCTACTTTCTTCACTTGGCCTTCCCGTGGCACCACCACCTTCCCGAAGATTATAACCACCAGGTGACAGAGTTCCTAGCAATGCCACGAGCATCTCCTCATAGAAATTGAGGTCCTCATCCGGAACCTCGTACCATTCCTTTTCCACTTTTTCCCATCCGTACTTTTGGATGGCATTGTATACTGCCACACAGTTGCTGCTTGGCAATCGGTGCCCTTCCAAACGTTTATGTATGTCACGAATAGTTTGTCCAATGTAACTCTTTTTTGATGGGAAAGTGAGCCTGTAAATGAAACCCATTGAAGACTATGATTGCTCTGTAGCATTTACATTGTATTTTGTCGATATACATTAAATGACAACCCAAAAATAACCGTCATAACTAACGCCATCGCGCAGCGCAGCATGAATACAAGAACGCTCAACGGGATCATTCGTGATTGACTTGACGGACGAAAACTTTGTGAAACAAAACTTTGTCTCACAAAATCTGACGATAGTTCCAGCAACTTCAATGGCTTCAAAATTCGTGTCTCGTTGGTTCCGCACTTTTGCCCTGGCAACTACTGTAGCAGGTTTCTTCTTGGCCTTTGAGCGTTCCTTTGCAATACGCGCCATATGTTTCTTGTACGAAAACCACTGATCGTCGTCCATGACGATGCACTTTTCTGTGTCATCATCCATCATTTCAAAAATAGGGTGAGATGTCATCAATGACTTTATGTGATGAACAAGCGCGGATGTATCATCCACCACTGAACCAACGTTGATGTCAGGCTCTGTTTTCATGACAAGGCGAACCATTTTGTCTATAATCACGGTTTGTGATACAAGTAGATTTTGTCGATATATATGTATATCGACGAAAACTGAAACTGACTGGTGTGCTACTTGGTGATAGGTTTCACCTTCTTGAGATACAGATTCTGGTGCTCAATGGACCACCGTTTAAACTTGAGAAAGAGAGAAGGAGGAGGAACTACGTAAATAGTTTTGGCGGTTGGTGTTTTGATGTACGCGAAATTGCGATAGACGTCCCACTGAGTTGCCATTTGACTTATCACACTGATTTATTTATTTTATACCTTTTTAGTGTCCGTGGTCAAATGACACGTATATCGACAAAACCGAGTTTCACTGGTCATAGAGATTTTTTTATGTTTTGTTACAAGTGTTTATTGGTCAAGTTTATTTGATCAAGATATCGAAGTTGTTCTTTTTTGTGATAGAATCCTACATACTTTTTTAGAAGGAATGTTTTTAAGAGTTTGTAATTTGTGTTTGTTCTCCAATTTTGCAATGACATATGAAACATTGCATTTTCTGTTGCATTGCATTTTATGGCAATTTTGAGATGTTGTTCTAACATAGAATATCTATCATATATCCATTTTGATATTCTACGGATAGCGTCAAATTTACCAGAAATCTTCTGACCATGCAAATCTAAATATGCCTGGTAGACATGGAATAATTCATCCATTTGTTTTGATGTAAAGTATATCTGATGGATATGGGTCACTAGATTTTTCAAAGCTGCAAATCCTTTTTTATTATCTTTCAACCATCTGTTCTTTTCTTCACGATATAAAATTTGTTTTTCCTTAGACTCACCTCTTTGTAACTCCATTGGTTTTGTAGAGCAGATAGGGCCATTTTTTATATATATGTCCATGAATGACCCCGGTCTATCCAGTTCTCCTATCCTGTCCAAGATAGACCTAAAATTCCAAACTATTACCGACTCAATTTTTGTAAATTCTTGTGCCATCAAAGTGTCGTGTACTTTCAGTTCTTGTCTATGTAAGTATGGGAGATTATACTTGAGACGCACGTCCAATAATTTCATATTCTTGCTCCTTGGCATGTGTTCTTTGAATAAGATTTTTTTGGTCTTCTGCAACTCATTGATTTTTCTTTTCAAAACAGGTTTTCCGTGCGACAGCTTATTCCTATGACCTGTTTGAAATAATCTTGCTGCTGGGATAATACGTGTTGTGGTATGATGACTACCAGGCGCGTATAGATAACCTATGTTATGTGATACACTTTCTAGATCTTCTTTCAGAGTCATCTTTATTACTCCACTGTATTTTTTCTGTCCAGATAACGCAATATTAACGTATCAAGCTTCATGTATATCGACAAAACTAAGATATTACCATTTCTGAAACTTGAAGCGTAGACACAATGAAGATCACAATCGCCGCCCTCCAGTTTTCAGTAACCAAGAATGTCGAGGACAACCTGCGCACTGCAGAGCGCATGGTGAGGAACGCGGCGGCCAACGGTGCCAATGTCATTGTGCTTCCGGAGCTTTTTTCAACCAGATATTTTTGCCAGGAACAAAATCAGAAATGGTTTGCGCTCGCCGAGCGAATTGATTGCGATATGGTGTTCAGATTCAAAAAACTTGCGCAAGAACTTGGCGTGGTAATCCCAATTTCCTTTTTTGAGCGAGTAGTCAACTCTTATTATAACACGGTTGTTGTAGCGGATGCCGATGGCTCGATTGCCGGAGTGTATCGTAAGACACACATCCCTCAGGGGGACTGCTACAACGAAAAGTATTACTTTACCCCCGATGACAATGAGTACGAGGTTTTCAACACCAAGTTTGGAAATCTAGGTGTCTTGATCTGCTGGGATCAATGGAACCCAGAGGCGGCACGCTGTCTGGCTCTTGGCGGCGCTGACTTCATTGTGTACCCCACTGCCATCGGATCAGAGCCCGCCTTTCCCAATGGCGAATCATATCTGCACTGGTCGCGCGCCATACAAGGACATTCGGCAGCAAGCGGTATTCCTGTGATTGTTGCCAACCGCATTGGGCGCGAAAGGTTTGGTAAGTCAAAGATTGATTTCTATGGTGGTTCCTTCGCAACCAACAACAAGGGCGAGGTGGTTTCTCAGGTAGGCGGGGAGCCACAAAAGAATGGGGGTGTAGATCCAGAACCCGTATACATGAAGGGGCATGTCAAAATTACCATTGACACCGATGAAAATGATATGTTCCGTGCTGGTTGGGGCCTGCTTCGCGACCGCCGCCCGGAACTGTATGGTCGTCTTGTCATTTAGCGCATATCGACATTCATAAAAATATAATGGAATTTTTATTGTAATTAACCATATGGGTTTCATTTATATGCTCACTTTTCCATCAAAAAAGAGTTATATTGGCCAAACAATTCGTGACATACATAAACGTTTGGAAGAACACCAATTGCCAAACAGCAAATGTGTGGCAGTATATAATGCCATCCAAAAGTACGGTTGGGAAAAAGTGAAGATAGACTGGTACGAGGTCCCTGATGAGGACCTGAACAAGCACGAGGAACTTATGGTAGAAGTGCTCGGAACTCTGTCTCCTGGTGGATACAATCTCATGGAAGGCGGCGGCTCCGCTGGCAAGCCAAGTGAGGAAACCAAGCAAAAAATGAGCGAAGCACAGGCCGGTGAGAAGGCTTATTGGTATGGGAAGATCGGTGAGAAGCATCACACTGAGGAAAGCAAGCAAAAAATCAGAGAAGCAAAATCCGGTGAGAAGAATCCTAAATCTAAGAAAGTGTATCAATACAATCTTGATGGCACATATGTGAATGATTTTGCCTCGAGTGGAGAAGCGGCACGAGCTCTTGGAAAGAGCAGAGGGTCTTTGATAAGTATGTGTGCTGGAGGAAAAGGCAAACGCAAAACAGCGTATGGTTTCAAGTGGTCTCGAGAAAAGTTTGTAATTATATAAAATATCATAGTATATGTAATAATGTTCGGCAACAAGAAACTCAGACAGGAAAGAGATATTGCTCAGGAGCGCATACGCCAAATGACCAAGGAACTGGAACAAGAGCGCATAGTTCGCTCTGTATTTCAATTGGCGTCTACTGCTCTGTTTATAACGTCTGTGAACTTGACACAGTAAATCAGATTCTGTTATTGTTTTAATCTTGTGTGTTGGTATATCATATGATTTCTCGCGTTATTTCGTTCTTCAAGAAGACATCTACGCTGACGCATCAAGAGATGCTTTTTTCATTGTCATTTGACCAAGGTGTCTCTGTACATTATAAGTATGCAGTTTCCTGACAACATCATATAACAATGATGCTCAAGACAGTCCTCCTCCTGGCTTTTGTCTCCATGGCGAACGCAGACTTCAAGATCTACAACAACTGTCCAAAGCCCGTTCTTGTTGGTCAGATGACTCTGGATTCTTATCTGAACTGCAATGTGCGTCCAACAACAATCCCTAAGAAAGGAACACTGGTGGTCAAGTCTGAAGATTTCAGCGAGATCTATTTCTTTGCACGTGGCGTGGCAAAGGTCTTCAACACAAAGTCAGCAAAGTGCGAGCCGATCACCCAGTGGACAGTGGACAGCCTTGTCGATGACCATGCCGGGTTTGCTGATGAGAAGTGCTACTCCCCCATGTTTCACACGAGGAAATACAACCTGATTGTTGCGGACGTGCGTCTATGTGGCTGCAATTAAATCATTGTAAAATCCGTATCTGTTGGTTTTCATAATCCTTGAACAGAACTTGACGCTTTGTAATGTTATAATATGCCGTATAGATACTCGTTTCATAATTATCCTTTCTCGTTTTGGGATCTCTTGAGACTACTACTCCCTTGGGTATATCAAAGTTATTCAGACAATGTATGAGCAAGTTGATTGCTTCTTCGCCATTGTTTGGTTTGACTACAGTGTCGGAAAAAAATGCCAATCTCGCAAAACGACTCTTGCTGGTGAAGTCGCCCGGGAGGCCTATGGCGCCAGACCCCTGGGAATCAGCATTGGGGTTGCTGTATTGTGATACATTGGCAAGCACCTTTTCTGCCTCGTCCAAATGTTCTGGGAACGAAGGGGAGTTTGTGAAAACCCCAATGTCATTGCGGTACACATTTAGTCTCCCATTTGCTGGCTCCAGAACCAATGATGTTCCCGTCGCATCTGTTACAAACCAGTGCATCCCTGGGGTTCCTTCAAAAGGTGGATAATTTTCGTCTATCATATTCACCGTGGGTACCAAGAACTCGACATCGCTGCAATTTCTGCATCTCTCCAATATCATCATTGAAAGATCTGTTGGTTTGACATTTATCTTGGTCATTGTCACGGGAGCGTACGTAGCGCACTTGGGAAAGTAAAATACAAACACGACCAGACCGGACAAATTCATTCCATCCAGTATCTTGTTATCCGGGGTAGACGTTCCCTTGATGGCAGTCGTCTTGAATTTCTTGAACTTTAGGATGTTCTGGCCAAATTCCATCGTGCGGCCCACAACCACTGTTCCATCCTTGGCAATGAAGCGAATGCCACTGCACATGTTTTTAACTTAAACAATATTATTTTAAATGAAAAAAAAATGACCATAATTCTCCTCATGCGTCATGGAGAAAAATTAGATAATGAACTTTCCGAAAAGGGACGCATACGCGCCGATTATCTTCCAGAATATTTTATCAGACACCGCCCCAAGGGAGTCCCATTACCAACACACCTGATCTCAATGAAACCAAATAAACCTTCATCTTCCCGACGCTGCGTAGACACTCTCACCCCCATGATGCGGGACTTTCGAATGACATTACATGTAGAATTTAAGAGAGAAGAAGTAAAAGAGCTCGTAAACTATATACTCGACCTACCTCGAGACTCTGTGGTTCTTGTGTGCTGGGAACATCACTATATTGTCAACATTGCTCGAGAGTTCGGGTTCCCAGTATTGAATTGGAACGATACTCCGATCACAAATGATGAAGACACCAAACAGTACAATATT